GCGTTGATGTGGCACTATTTGTAATATCTCGCAATGCTTGGCGATACGTTGTCTGTGCAGATGTGGCATCAGCCGTGTCAGACAAAACCCAATGGTCTGTTTCTTGGAGCAAGCGGTTACGTTCTACTCTTAACATATACAATTGCATTTCAACGTCACTCATCAAAAATACTCCCTATCCTAAAGCCGTAATTTTAATAATTGGTTGTGGGAAAAATGCGGAAGACGTACCATCCCAATAAGAAGCCCTGTGTACTTGTCCAGTGTAAGAAGAATTATACCTTCTTATTGTCATATCTATAGTCTTTGCAGTTGTCCAACTAGCAACCCTTCCTGTTGAGGTTGAAGCTGTCCCACCAACAGGAATACGCCATTTGAAATCTATTGTAGTGTTCCCATAATTTGCATCATTGGAAAAAGTGTTTTTTGTTCCCGTTATTTGAGTTCCATCAATTCTCATTGCATAGTGCATCAATTGAATAATTGTGTCATAGATTTGAAAAGTAAATGAAAATTCATAGATAACGTCTGTTGTACCAGATGGCGGGGTATAAGCTAAACTTGAACCGTTAATAACAACGTGGGAATCTGTTAACATTTGTGACGTTGTTACATTAGTTGGTGTGTAAGTACCGCTAGGGACAGTTATTGATTCACCGTTGGCAACTAATACAAATTGTTCTTTGATATTACTTAAACCTGTTGTTGTAATAATACCGCCAGCAGTCTTAGGATGTATTTCATTTACATATAACTTACTCATATCACACCACCGTAAATGTGCCGTTGACAGTCAACGTAGCTGCAAGTGTAAATGGTCCTGCTACAAGAGCATTCTCACCACTAGCAATCGTTGTATTATCTGTAAGGCTGTTAGGGTTAACACGAATATTAGCTACACCACCACGACTAATAGTACTACTAAGCTTTGCTGTAGTAACTGAATTATCCGTTGGTACTGTGCTATTACCTACTTCTCCTAACGCAAGAATGTAATCAATGCTATCTGAAGAAGAAAGGTTAGAGACGAACACAATGTTGCTACCACTGACACTATAAGCGTCATTAGGCGCTTGTGTTACACCGTTAAGAGATACAATCAAAGACTCTGCGTTAGCTGGCGTAAATGCAGCACTGTTGTAAGTGAGTGCATACGTAGCTGTAGCAGAAGCTGTAAGTGATCCTAGTTTTTTAAAGTCCCCTGCGAGGGGTTGTTTGCCGATATAGGGCATTAGTCAGCCTCCTCTATTGTTAGTTCGCCAGCTTCCACTTGGCGCATGATTTCTGCGTAGTGGCGGTTGGCTGGGTCTAGGGGTACATTGCTTGTTTCACCGTCAATAACTGCTTCAATGTATGCATTTTCTTTACCAGTTAGTGTGTCATTTTTATATTGTGCTGATGTAATATCCATTTACAACTCCGCATCTGCTTTTGCAGTTCCACAAACATCTACATGGCCATCAGTAGGGGCAACACCAGAAAATCTCATATTTTGTTTTCCACCTTGTGTCCAAGAACCAGTAAATCCACTAGGGTCAGTTAATTTTGTAATTGTTGGTGTAGCTCTCATTGTAACTGGAAGTGGTACATTACAATCTCTGTGTCTATCTGCTTCTCTGGATTTGCCGTATACAAATACATTTTCATTTTGCCAATAGTACCTCTGACACCGGAGCAACTCATCGCCAAATGACCGATGCTCAAACGGCGTTGGTTCGGAGCCGACTTCAAGCTGTACGTTAGTAAGATAAAGGTTGTTACTAGTACTATCCATCCAATTTACTTGTCCATTTAATCCGTATGTATTAGTATTGCTTGACCAAGTATTGCTCGTTCCTATTGCATATTGAGAACCTTGAGCAAGATTAAATGCTAACTCAAATCCATAACCATTATCATTATTAATTGTACCAGCCGATGAAGTAATAAAAGAAGTACTACCTGCGGTTGGCGTTATTGTTATTACTTTTTTTTCCCAAATATTAGCATTACTAATTGTGTAACTGTGAATAAAATGATAAGGCGTAGTATCAACTTTTCTTAAAAGAATAGAATATGTTCCCGTTTTATTTGATTTTACCCAAAAAGAAAGTGTTACAGTTTTTGCAGAAGATGTTCCGTATAATAAGTGTTGTAAATTTTGTCCTTCAATTCTTTGAAAAAATCTTGCAACTTGAGTAGTTCCAAGACTTGTATCTGCTGTTGTAACTTGAAGTTTTAATGAGCTGCCAGTCCCAAAAGGGTTATCAGTTGACTCTTCAGAAGTATATGCACCATCTGTTGTTTCTCCAATCCACCATCTATCAGCAGTGCTGTAACCAGTTGCAGCCGTAGTAGCAGTTGCTCTTTGGAAAACCTGCATCGCACCATTAATGATAAGGTTTCTAACTCCATGTACAGCAGTATCTTCAAGGCTATCCGATCTTATTTTACTTAATGCCATTATAGCCTCCTATTAGTAAGGGCTTGCACCAAGTAACGATGTATCCCAAGCTGCTTTTAGCTCTGTAATTGTTGACGCACTATCAATAGCTGAAGCAGCTGGTGCATCACGAAGTGAGTTCTTAGCTGTAGCAATAGCTGTTGTACTTGCGCTAGTCTCAAGCGCTTTCATAAGTTCTACGTCTTTAGCTTCTAGTAGTGGCTTACGTACTTCTCTTACTTTGTCTTTAAATATAGTTTTAGCGCTAGCTATATCTTCCGAGATTACAGTTCCGTCAAGAACCCAAGCACCACGGAAGTTACGGTCTGCAGGTACAGTAACAGAACTCGCAAGAGGAGTCTGATCACCTACCTTAATATATGTATCTACCATTTATTTCTCCTATGCGGCGATTAGATCTTGATCGATCTTCCATGCGTTTCGCCATTCTCTTGTTTGAGGTAATTGTTCTTTTTTACAGATAACCATCTTCAAACGGTTGCCTTCATTATATGTTTTCCATACCGCTTGTGGGCAGTCTTTCTTTATAAGATACTCGATAGCCTCTTCTTCAGTCATCCGACCAACAGGTTCTGTCTCATGTAGTAAGTAGCCACGGGTATGCTTAGTAAAGTCAGGCTGTGCCTCGTCTTTTGCTAGCTCGTGGTATACTTCTACGGGGGGTAAGATGCCGCCCTGTAGCGCACACGCCATCCAGTTAGGGTCAGGGACAAGTATCTTAGCACATTCGTCTACACTGTCCTCATAGACTACACGATAGTCAGACTGTACACCGTCTAGGTTTTCCTTTGCCCAACATAGTCGGTCAAATAGGTGTGTGCCTTGAAACT